AATAATTGCCTCTGAGCATCCTTGGGATTATATTAACATCTGGTTGTGCGCACTGAATGGGGTTAGCTACCCCAAAGACATCTCACCAGCTCTGAATAATATATTCCCTAAAAAGCTCCCATGGCAGAAGGGTTTATGCTCCAGACTCTTAATCTGGCTATCAAGGTTCGAGTCCTTGTGGGAGTACTATGAAAATACAAATTGCAGAAGTTGAATGCTCTCTAATGACATTTGGAGCATTAGTAGATTGCGAGCCCAGGCTATGCTTTCTATGTAGTCATCACCAACCTGGTGATTTTCGTGAAGAGGAAGTAACTCCTCTTGAGTTAAGAAATTTAATCAGAACTAATAAATACGTTATTAAAAATGTACAGCTCTAACGATGGTAGTATGGGTTGCTGTTTATTTGCAGCTATTATACTATTTGCATTAAGTTTCCTTGAGGCCTGGGTGGTTCAACTCCTATGGAATTGGATTGCCCCAATCTTCTGGACTGCTGCTCCTATTTTAACATATTGGCAAGCATTTGGTTGCTGTGTGTTATTAAGTATTGTAGGTTCAGCTTTTAGATCAAAAGTTAGTAAGTAAATCTGTCGGAAAATAATGAGTTACAGAGTAATTACAATTGTTTACACAAGGAGAAAGCTGTCAGCTCTTGAAATAGCTGAACAGAAGAAGTACCTATTTATTTGTGAGCATGAAGTTAGGATAGGAGATATGATTGATTCTCCAACTTATGCTACTCCGTGTCAAGTCATAGATGTTACCTATAAGGATTCTAAACCAGTAAATCCTCGTGGACAATATCTAAAAACTCTTGTTATTGATAAGATAAATGGAAAATCCATATATTCGGATTATGAACCAATAAAAGCAAATCAAATGAAGAACAATTCAATGTTTAGTGGAATTATGTCTAAGTATTCTGGACAATTCATTCCACAAAAAGAAGACAAAGTGCGTATGTCACTTAATGGTCTGTTATGTGTTCCTCAGGATGGAGAGTATGTTGGTGTAAATGGAGAGGAGCTTGTATCTTTCCCACCAGAAATGACTCTCCAGATTCCTGTGTATTCTATTATTAAGGCTAACTCAGCTGTAGTTCCTGGAGACATTATCAAGAATGGTAACAACTATTCTAAGGTAATTGGAATCAACCCTGACGGAAGTCTTAAGATTCTCTCATTCACTGGTTTCACTCACAATAAAAAGCCTGTTACAGACTTCATTATGGGTGCTGCTACTACTCGTGTTCTTATCAATATGTTTAACTTCGATGAGAAGTCTGGATTTAATCCTATCTTCTTTGCTATGGCAAGTGGAGAGTCTATCGATGTTAACTCATTGATGATGCTTTCTATGACTCCTCAGGGTAAGAATCTCTTCAGCAATGCTGGTGGTGGTTTCAATCCTGCTATGTTATGGATGCTTGACAAGAACCGTCAAGAGAATGGTGGTGGAATGGACATAATGTCTATGATGATGATGTCTTCTATGATGGGAGGTCAGAATCCATTCGGACAAATGTTCGGAGGTCAGGTAGCCACTCCATCTCCTTACACTCCAGTTGGTCAGGCTCCTACTGCAAAGCCGACTGTAGATGAGGCTCTTGATGTTATTCTCAAGAACCCTGATGCTTTAGCTAAATTAAAGGACGCATTAAAGGCTGAGTAATATGGGTGGCGGCAGTTATGATCCGATAGCATCTCGTAGTAGATCTACGACATACTATCAACATAAGTCTCGTGAGGAAGTATTTACTCAGCGTCATATGGATCCTCTTATGAACCCAATGGGTGTAGCATACAGAGAAGCTCGTGATTCTGAAGAACATCCTGAGTCATTTCCAATCATCATTGCTCTTGATGAAACAGGTTCAATGGGACATATTCCCGAACTTATCATTAAGAAGATTCTACCTGATATTATGGAATCCATAATGAATGCAGGTGTGAAAGACCCACAAGTAATGTTTATGGGTATAGGTGACTGTTGTTTCCGTGAAGAAGCTCCTTTGCAGGTTGGTCAGTTTGAAAGTTCCGATGAACTTATGGAGAAATGGCTTACTAAAGTCTACTTGGAGCATCGTGGTGGCGGAAATGGCACCGAGTCTTATCCTCTTGCATGGTACTTTGCATATCGTCATATAGTTACTGATGCCTGGGAGAAACGTCAACAAAAAGGAGTACTTATCACTATAGGTGATGAAAGTTGCCAACGTGTATTACTCAAAGAACAACTAGAGAAATACATTGGTGATCATCCCGAAGCTGATGTTACTGCATCTGAACTATTGGAGAGAGTTCGTGAAAGATGGAATGTATTCCATATTCATTGTAATGGTGCAAGTTATCGTGCCTCTGAAACTAATTGGGAGAAACTTCTTGGTTCTAATCTTGTTGTCTCTGTTGACAATAATGGTATGGATATTAAGGATATTATCCCTCGCATTGTAGTTGGTTGTTATCGTAAACCAGAAAGTGATGAATAAACATCAAATTGTACTGGGTTCCCTTTTCGGTGATGAAGGAAAGGGAGCCACAGTGCAGTTTCTTTGTCAAGAGAAAATTAAAAAAGGAATCACACCATTAGTGGCAAGATTCAGTGGTGGACCACAAGCAGGGCATAGAGTGATGCATAACGGAATTGATCATGTATGTTCTCTTACTGGTTCAGGTGTTTTATTGGGTTGTCCTACTTATCTCGATAAGGAAGTTATGATTGACCCAATCTCTCTAATGTATGAAGTTCAATCTCTTCAGAAATTCGGAATAAATCCACTTATCTATATTAATCCATATTGTCGAGTTATTATTCCAGAGGACATTATTAAAAACAAAGGTAATAACAAGACTATTAAAGATGGTACTTGTGGTTGTGGAATATTTGAATGCTTTGATAGAAATCGTAAACATCCGGATATTTTTAGCAGTATTATGTGTGCTGCTGTATCCCCAAAAGATTATGCAAAGTTATTTAATATCACTCATAATACAGACGAGTTTGTTAAAGCTTGTAAATGGGTAGATAATAACTGTGTTATTCGGAAGTTTGATGAGATTGTAAATATGTATGGTGCTATAATATTTGAAGGTAGTCAAGGACTATTACTTGATATGGAAAATGGATTTATGCCACATTGTACTCCTAGTAAAGTTGGACTTAATGGTATAGACTCCGAATATCTTCAAAATGCAGAAGTCTTCTTAGTAATGAGAAGTTATCTCACTCGTCATGGTAATGGATATGATCCCGTTGGTGAATCATTTGTAAGAAAATGCTTCAAGAATCTAGAAGAACCTACTAATTTGAACACAGGACTTCAAGGTCAATTTAAAATAGGGGTACTTGATCTAGATCTAGTAATTCGCTCTTTTGACCGAAATCATTTGGACAATTATGAGAGAATGTATAATGTTGAATACAACATGGTGATAACACACATGGATTGCGCACCATATCCTGATACGATTCCTGCATTCTTTAATAATAGTAGAATTGATTATATTGATATTGATAGAGTAGTTGAGTACTGCTCTAGAAACGTATCTCTTAAAAATACTTACTTGGGATTTGGTCCCGAGTCTGAAATCGTCCTCTTCAATAGATAATTTGATTTTGAACTTAAAATTTAAATTGTTATGAAAAGAGTAAAGCATTTGATTAGAAGAATTGGTCGTGCTTATCTTCATGGTATGGTTGAGATGTATCGTCCTGCCTTAGAATATAACATACCTATTCATTTCTAATCTCGCAATGCGGAGTGACGATCCGCATTACTGCTCCTGTAGACGAATTGGTTAAGTCATCACACTCTCAATGTGAAGATTCCGGGTCCGAACCCCGGCAGGAGTACAATGAGGAGTACTGGCCTCAGCACTCTTGGCGACAGTCCTTGAAAGTCTCACGTACTGCAATACGTGATGATAAGTATTGTGATACTGTCAAAAGAGGTGTAGTTGCAGCTACATGGGTGTAGTTTATGGGAATAGAACGCTGCTCAACAAGCGGACGATAAGAAGTTATTGTGTAGTATGTGATGACGAGAGAAAACCAGGTTCAAGTCCTGGCACCCAGCAATTTGTTTTACAAACATTATGTCCACACTCCGGCGCAGACTGTGGAACAATCTACTTAGCGCAAAGTAGGACTCTTTAGGGTAAGAGAATAATATAAGCCTAGTCTTTTTGAGTACAAGACTTAAATATAAGGCACACGTTTTTGGAACAACGTAATAAATCCACGTTTATGGTAACGTAATAAGCCAAGAGCCTTCTCAAATGGAGGCTCACTTAGCCCCGTGGTCTAAATGGTCAGGACGTCGCTCTTTCAAGGCGGAGATGCTGGGTTCGATTCCCGCCGGGGTTACAAACTTTAATTTATTAGATTATGTTAAATGTAGGTGATTATGTAACTCTTAAAAAGAATCTTATTCTTGGAAAGAAATATGGTACTGTTACCTTTAGTAAGATTCATGCACAATATTGTGGAAAACTTTTACAAGTTATAAAGATAAGTTTAACTGGAACAGCTTATTGTGCTTATAAAGGTAATCCTACAGAATTTGGAACTGTTCATGAACAAATGCTCGATGTTGCTCAGTTTAAAGTCAAAGATTGTGTTATGACTTGTAACCTTAAAATACCTTGTAAAGGATATTCAGAAGGTATGATAAAATACGCATATTGTACTGCTGAGATAACTAAAGTTATGTTAGGATCAGAAGGGTTTACATATAATTTAACACTTGATAATGGCTTTTACAATTGGCCAGAAAAAACCCTTTGCAAGGCTAATGAGTTAGACAAATTAAAAGACATTTTAGAAAATGAAAATCAATTACAAAGAGAAGACTCTAATATCTGCAGCGGAGAAGGAGTCAAAGGAAGTAGAGTACATGGTTGGGTTGGCAAAGCTTCAATTCGAAGCAGACCTCTTAGAGACGCGAAAAGCATTAGAGGAAAGTAAAGCAGAATTAGCTGACCTAAAGACTGATTATCCACTTGATGTTGTTAAGATTATCAATTGTCAGATTGATATCGAGGCTTATGAGGATGGTATTAAGCGTATGCAAGAACTTGGTAAAGAATTAGGTTTTTTAACAGAATAAAATTATGGATTCAGAAAAAATGATGGCCAAAAAATTAATGGTAAAATTCATGGAGATGTCTATTAAGCACTCTAAAGTCAATGTACCACAACCAATGCCCGTAATCGAAGAAAAGGCACAGAAGCGTTTAAGTACAGACGGTCTTATCTCCTTTAGGATAATCCTTAAGGAATGGGAGAAGATCTCTATTAAAGACAAGCGGATTATTGCTAAGTTACTGATGCTTAACTCTCATGACCTTATCGAAATTATTAATGGTCACGGTGATTTAGTAGAAGAGACTAAAGACACTCCGGAGTTTGTTGCAGCACATCCTGAGTATGGAAAAGAGGAAAATTGCCTCGACGAAGACTCTGTTATGGATGAGTTCGACAAACTTTTTGAGGACTAACTAAGGTAATTCCGACCTTTTTACCATCAACCCGGGAATGGGAATAAACAGGAAGTTAATCATCATATCCTAAAATCTATTGCCGATAGAGTGCCTCCTTGAACGATTAGATATAACATCTTAAATGATGTGTTTACTGTATCATTGGGACAGCAAGGATGATGTAGTCAATCAAAGAGTCATGAACTTTGATACTAGGCTCTCCTCAGAAATGAGGAGATTTACCCTCGTGGCGGAATTGGTCAGACGCCCTAGACTTAGGATCTAGTGCTCGCAAGAGCGTGAGAGTTCGAATCTCTCCGAGGGTACAAATTAATCTTTATAATTATGAAAATCAACTGTCCAAAGTGCAAACAAGAAGTTGAATTTACCATCTCAGATGCAGTAGACTCCGAAGGAGAAGTATTTCATTGCAAACACTGCGGATGGTATTTTCATTACACTAACAAATAACAATTATGAGTAAAGGTAGAGGATCCTCAGTGGTCCGTCAAAGAGCTGCGTTAGCCAGGTTGGAATCAGCTTATGAGAAATTTAAAGCTGGTAATGAAGACAAAAAACCTTGGGATTCAACGCGAAATGGTAGAATAATTCACCATCAAGGACGAAAATTTGCAGACGAGTGTGCGCGTATGGCTAATGAGATTAAAAATCTCAAAGCTAAAATCTCTAAACAATTTAAGACATGACGTCGAATGAATTTCCATCAGAGGAATTTAAATATGATGAGAACGGAGAATTAGTTTGTGCTAAGTGTGGTTCTAAACATATTGTTTTAGTTCCAAAAATGTTTTTTATGTACTACATGTGTAAAGATTGTGGAAATGAAGAACGGTTTTGAAGCAATCCAAGTTAAAATTAAGAAAAGACAAACTGCTAATTTGGAAATCATTTCTCTTCTAAGTAAGATAGTCGAGAATCATCCAGAATTGAGGTTCTGTCAAATTTTAACAATTCTTAACTTGGACAAAGACAAATTCTACGAAGAGTCAATAGACACTTTGAAAGAATTACAAAAACTAGCGGAGAAATTTTAATCTCCGCAAACGGGGGTGACAGGATTTGACGGCAAAGGAAGGTAATAAGAACATGCAGAGACGGATGGAGAGACATCAAACAATTTAAATGGCAAGAACAAAGTTTCTTTCGCCATCACCAGCTACAGAGTAGCAGCGTGAGGCGTGGGGTTGCCACTGACCCTATCATCCAATAGTGGTGAGCAAGTCTGTTTTTGTTAACTGTCGGATGACTTTAAACTAACAATTAACTGGTGGACAGGTCAACTACCCAGTTGATTCCAGTGTGATGGTGACACACTTAAATAAAACGCCTTGAGGAAGAAAACCTCTATAAAAAATTGAAAAGCATGTAGAATTCTTATAGAATAGTTTGTGCGGACGAGGGTTCGATTCCCTCCACTTCCACTTCCTCAGATCTGACGGAGCATGGGTCAATAAAAGCATGCGTCGATTCTCACTTGGACTCAAGAAGTGATAGGTTAGCTAACTGAAAGCGTAATGATATTTTTGTAGGTAAGGAAACAGCCGCCAAAGTTTTTGAAACTATAATTAAAACTGGGAAATTGTAAGTGGGGGCAATGGGGGCTCCTACGTATTTTTTTTTGTTACTTATGACTGCACAAGAATTATTAAAAACATTAGAGTTAAATTTTGGAGAAGACGCACCTGATATTGCTAGATATATGGCAGGTATGTTGGTGCGAAAGTCTGATGATATGACAAATTGTATTGATATTCTTCAAGAACTCGACGACTATTCATATGAATAGTAAGATACTCCGATTGGTGTGAGTTGGTCAGCCACTGGTCTGCAAAACCAGGTACGCAGGTTCGAGTCCTGTATCGGAGTCAACTTTTAATCTTTAAAGGTTATGAAGATTTTTAATAAAACACAGGAAATTACGCAAGAAGTTGGATCTGAACTTTTACGTAAGAGGTTAAATTCTGTCTTAGACGTCTTTTCACAGACAATTAATAGTCTAAGTCAGATTGTTACTGAAGCTAAAGATCAAGCTGAGCAACTTCAAAAAGAAATCGATGTTGCAATGCTTGAAAAGAAAAACCTAGAACAATTAGCTACAAGTAACGAACAAGTTATTACTAAAATTCAAGCTATTATCGAGCCTACCCATGAAGTTTAAAAACAACCTTAATTGTATTCATTGTGAGCTTAATAACTGGGACTATGATAAAGATGGTCTCAAATATCCGATTGCTTATGAGCTCACATTTAAGTTTTACGGAACTATTATTACTGCTTATATCACTACAAACAAATTACAAGAGGACGGTACATTTGCTTCAGTAGAAACTGATGGTGATTTATTAGCAAGTTTTGAAGAAGTTTTTGAACTTAATGACAATTTTATAGATAAACTGAGAAAAGTCTGTCAAGAATGTTGGGAAAATGAACTTGATAGTAATGATTATGATTACCAAGGTTTAAAGTTATGAAGTACGTAATCGAGTATGAATATGAACCAATGGACGTAGAAGATTTAAACGCTTACTGCGAAGAGAATCAATGCGAGTTGGTTACTATTGTTAAAGACCCATGTGGAATGTATGCTCATTATTTTAGATTAATATAACAATTAATTAAATTTTTAATTAAAATGAAGAAATTTTTAAGTTTCTTAATGGTAATGTGTATGACGCTAATCATGGCATCATGCAATGGTTGTAATCAACCACAAGATAATTTAAATGCCGATTCAACTGAAGTTGATACTGCTCAAGTAGACATTTGTGGTGTGTCTGTTATTGATGTGGATTATGCAATTGCTACAGATAGGCAAGCAATGTACATGAAATTTGGAGAAGATTATCGTTGGTATGAAACGGAGATTCTCTTACCCTATTTCTTAGATTCTGATAGTGTAACAAGTGATCCTGTAATGTTAGTAAATGTCTTCCAAAGTATAGTAGAGAAGGATAATGGCGCTGACACTTATGTATGGAAATTCCAGCATTTTCCTGATGGAACTACAAAGGTTGATTCTATTCAAGGTTTCTATATTGAGAATTGTGCTTTGAATAATGATGTTATTAAATTTAATTATTTACAAGCTTGGGATCAAATGATGTCTGTTAATTTCCCAAAACCTCATTCAAGACACGTTACTCTAAGGAATCCTCTTGGCCCAGTATCAGTTAATGCACAATGGATTTTTGGCAATATTCATGAACAAATCTGGATTGATGCAGCAACTGGTAAAGCTAGGAAATCTAATCCTGCTTTCCCAGAGGAAAAAGGATTCAAGATGCCTCTCGGCGAGTGGCCCTAATTGAATAAAATTTCCAGCTCTCCTGTGATAGGAGAGCAATTAGGACGGTGGTGTAGCGGCTCTGCACATCAGACTTTGAGGGTGAATGTTCGACCCATTCCCGTCCTACACGGAAGATTTGTTTTAGTAATACAAGTTATTTACGGTTCGTGAGAATAGTAAATAAATTGGACCTTGGTGTAACGGCAGCACAAGGGATTTTAATAATATGTTTTTAATTTTGAAGTTTTCTTGGTATTTCGATCTATAAATTTTGAAATTCGGAATTTACATAGTATGTTCGAATAGATAAATTTAGTTAATTGGGGTTCGGTGTGACGGTCGCACAGGAGATTTTGGTCCTCCTAGAACAGGTTCAACTCCTGTAACCCCAACATTATTAAAATAATTAATAATATGAAATACGATTGGAGTAAAGAAAACATTGAAAAAGCTGTAAAAGTTTCAGATTCCTATTCTGAAACACTAAGAGAGATGGGAATTCCTTTATAGGGTAATAATTCTAAAACTTTAAAAAATAAAATAGAGGAGTATAATATAGATATTTCTCATTTTACTTTTGAAAAACAATATAAAGAAGGTTTGAGTAATTTTAAATATATTTCAGCTTCCAAATATCTTGGAACTAATAAGTCTATTCAATCAAGTAAATTGAAAGATAAGCTTATTAAAGAGGGTATTAAAGAAAATAAATGTGAAAGCTGTGGTATAACAGAATGGATGGGTAAACCAATTACTCTACAATTACATCATATAAATGGTAATCATTCTGATAATAGACTTGAAAATCTTCAAATATTGTGTCCAAATTGTCATTCTTTAACAGATAATTATTGTGCCAATTCAATAGAAAAGCAACATTTCTATTGTAAAGACTGCGGTGAGGAAATAACTAGAGGTGCTACTTATTGTGTAAAATGTTTAGCTAAACATCATAGAAAAGTAGAAAGACCTTCTAAAGATGAATTATTACAATTATATAAGGAATTAAAATCTTTATCAGCTATAGGAAGAAAATATGGAGTAAGTGATAAAACTATTAGTAAATGGTTTATATCATATGAATTACCAGGAAAAGCTTCAGAATTAAAACAATTATTATGACCTCGGTATCAGTTCAAATCTGGTAGGTCCAACAATGTAACATAAATGCTCAAGTGCAACCGGCGATAAAGGTTGGTGAGGAAAGTGAGGTTGCGACAAACGTTAAAACTGTATGAAATAAAGCAGATGTCCTTTGCCATTAAATTGGTTCTGTAAAATGAATCAGCCTTTATAATGTTACATTTTATATCGCAGGATGGAGCAGTTGGTAGCTCGCTAGGCTCATAACCTAGAGGTCGGTGGTTCGAGTCCACCTCGCCGCAACAAGTTATTATATAGTTTTAGGTTTTTAGTTATTTTTTAAGGTAGAGAACTATAGCGATAGTTCGTTTCACCTACGTAAGTAGGTGAATTTGGGCTGTATAGTGTAACGGCTAACACGACTCCCTTGCACGGAGTAATTGCGGTTCGAATCCGATACGGTCCACTAATGTCACTTGATGGATGAAAAAGCGTTATCAATATTGGAGTAAAGATGGTATTGTTTGGACAGACTGGTTTGAATGGAATGGTTCAAAAATGCCATCCCCTTTTAAGAAATTAAAAGTGGAATATAGAGATTCGTCAGAGTAGGGTGGACTCTGACAATTGGAGGAGTGATGACCCTCCGTTGCTTCGAAGCTAGTAAAGGTCAAGCTAGTTAGAAGCCTTTGTAAGCTTGTCGGGCGGCTTACATAGTTTTTACAACCCGATAGCTTTAACTTTTGTTAAGGTGAAGTTAGAAGAGTGTGGTGAATGATAAACGTACAAATGGTTAGTCCTTATTCCGGATTTATTCGGAAGCTATCATTCTCTAAAGAATCTTAAACAATATGTTATACGGTTGCATAGAGATTTAAACACATATCTTCTTTCTGCCCCGGTAGCTCAACGCATAGAGCCCTGGTCTTCTAAACCAGTTATGAGGGTTGGACTCCCTCCTGGGGTACTAAGTCCTGATAAAACCGTTAATACGTGATCACACGGTACTAAACAGGCAGGCGTTTCACGTGCGCTTGAACTCCTGAAATCCAGGTTTGTTCGTAGGGGAGTGAAACCCTATACTCTGGTAGCTCAATGGATAGAGCATCAGTTTCTAACTGAAGATTTACGTTCGATTCGTAATCGGAGTACTTGTTACCATAATTGAAATTAGTTTGTCCCTTCTGCTCGTGAGAGTAGGGGGGATTTTTTGTTTGCTATGGAATCAATAACTATTGATGGAAAGCGTTACAAATTAGTTCCTGTTGACCCCTTCGACCAAACTGAACCGGGTCTTGAGTTATCAACTACTGCAGCTGGAGAGAAGGCAGACCTCTACAGAAGCAAGTATAATGATTACAAAAATATTCCAAGGCAGGAACTAATTAGCCGTATTATTGAGATCGACCAAATGTCCGAACTCGACTATTGTTTATATATTGTCGATACCTGGACAAATTGGGAAGAACTTTATAAAGCGGTAAAAACTCAGATAAATTGTCCTTATAAGTCTTTAACACAATTTAGACAACAAGGACTAGACTTAGTAAAAGAAGCATTTGAGAGAAAAGAATCTATCGCTACTGGCTACTTTGAAGTTAAGTATTATGATGGATATGAGGATGAAGACCATCAATGGTGGAATCCTGAAATCACTCTCAATGTTGTCTTTTACGGAGCGACACATGAAATAGATAACAAGGACAGAGATTATTTAATTCCAGAAGATGATCAAACTTACAACAACGCAGGCTAAAGCTGTTGCCTGTAAAATCAGAGAAAGACTTATGGAGCATAATGAGCAAGTCAGAAATGCTCTGAGGAAAGAATACAAAGAATCTGATGATTACAAAAACAAGCGCAGAGAAATTCACGAGTTAGTAGTAACTGCTTGGCAGACTCATCTCAAGACAGGATTGGATTATGGTATTGGTATTAGTCGATACGGTAGTCAATGGCTGTTTAATGAGAAAGATGTTGAAAAAGCCGAGGAACATATTAGTGAAGGATTAGTTGCTAAGTATGTTAATGAGAAAGATACTACTAAACTTGTACCCGATGAGGATACGTTAGTTACTGACTTAATCTTCGAGTCATTAACAAGTGAAGGAATTGAAGACCTTATGAACATTTTTATTGAGAAATACTCATGAAAGAGAAAATTGTTACCGTTATTAGTGAATTTACTGACTTCAAGGGTCAAGTTCACAAGTTTATTGTTGCTGCAGTGAGCGAGCCAGTAGACGCAGCCATAGATATCTATGGGAGCGAAGGTTCAGTCGTAGACTATGCTGACTCTCAAAAGGCAGTAAAGTTAGGTGTAGCTATCTGTAACCCCGTTGATAAGTATGACGAGGAGAAGGGTAGGATGATTGCTATTAACAAGGCTCGCAACAATGTTGATTATGCTTTGTATGCAACTCTTCCTGGTATGATTAACACCGCAGTTGTTGATGCTTTGATAAAACAAGAAGTTGAGTTTATCAAGGCAAATCCAGGTCGTGTAATACCTGGCTACATTGATGAGAAAGAGAAATTCGAGCATCGTCAAGAACTCGCAAAGCAAATTACTTTACTTTCCGATGAGGAGAAAGCAATTTACTATGCAATGAAGGAACATAAGTTCCCTAAGGTTGAAGCTCTGCTCAACACTTAAGCTTTTTAGTTGTTTTGGGATGGCTCCTCAAGAGCGAAGAATAGTAACTCTTGGCTGAAAAACAACTTGGTGTGCCCGACGAAAGACGGGAATTAACATAGTTTAACTTGAAAGCTCTGACTATGCAGAGTAAATTAGATGGCTGAGTATATCGAATTGCCCAATGGTCGATGCGACTTGAAATTTCACCAACAGTTTAAGAACTTCAAAGGTATCTTCAAACTGAATCATGGTAAACAACATTTTGAGATTCGCATCGACAAGAACAATCAAGTCTATGACATTTTACTATGTGTCGTTAAGACATGGAAGGCTATTGAGAAAGGTAAACGTAAGTTCACTGTGCCTGATGTAATTGTCAAGAAACGTGCAGTAGAGTTATTCAACCTTATCAAGGGCAGACCTATAAGTCTTGCAATTGAGAAGGTAAAAACCATTTTAGATCGTGCTTCAGTTGAGGGTGAACTTTAAACCCTATGGCTATTATCCGGAATTCTCGACAAGATGAAAATGGAGGTTGGCTAACCTAATAATAGTACAGGCCGTAAGGTGACAATAGGAGAGAAAGATGCATCGGAAGCATGGGTGTCTGAACCTCCTATTCTTTACTAAAAATTTATGTTATCCTGTTATACAGATGGTGCTTATAGCCCATTAAGAGACAAAGGAGGAATCGGAATTGTCTTTGTAAAAGATGGTGTGAAAGTATATGAGTACAAAAAAGCGTTTGAAAAAACAACTAACAATAAGTGTGAAATAATGGCTGTTGTTTATGCACTCAATGCTATCAGTAAACCTATTGATAAACTGACAATTTATTCTGATTCTCAATACGTAATTGGATGCGCTACTCTAGGATGGAAGCGAAAGAAAAATCAAGAATATTGGGCTTTATATGACAAAGTTTTAGCTAAAGCAAAAGGCTTTTGTAAAGAGATAGAGTTCAAATGGGTTAAAGGTCATTCTTCTGAGAAAGACTTTGATTCGGAAATGAACAACTTAGCTGACAGATTAGCAGTAGAAGCAAGTAATGAATTGTAACAATTATGAAGTATAAAAACAGACTGAAGTATCTCGCAGGTAAGCAAACTTGGTGGGATAAACTGCCAAAAGATGTACAAGCCTCAACTACCCGTCCAGGATCAATTAAGACATCATGATTTGGTTTTTAGTTTTAATAGTAATTCTATTAGCTGGAAAGGCATTCTTTGATGTCAAGTTTGATTTCAGAGAAGAGTATGGTGTTATCTGGTATTCCTATAGAGGTAGGAGAGATGGTTTCGTTTTATGGGGATCTAAGTATTAAACATGCTTAATTTAAGGAAACTTGTTTCCGAATTAAACGATCTTTGTGGCAGATTAGATGAAGATTATAATATCAACTATGGTGGTTGTTGTTTTGTAGCATATTTAATGATGAAGAACTTTGAATCTATTGGTATTCATCCTGTTCTTGTAATAAAGAGTGATTGTGATGAAATTGATGGAGGAGAATTTCTTGATTGCGTAAAAGATAGAAATAGAGATTGTAATGGTTTGGGTTATCATACCTGCTATCACTATTTTGTTTCTATTCCACATGTAGGTTATGTAAACGCTGGAGACTTCAATAGAGATAGCCTTAATAAATTTAGAGGTTTAACTTCTAAAGATGTTCAATGGATTTACAAAACTGGAGATTGGAATTGCGAATATAAAACAAGAAATAATCCCATGGTTGGTAGGAAAATCAAACAAGTCTTTCGCAAATATGAAGACTTATACAAAGAATGATGAAACAGTAGGAGTTGCTGATAAATTTATTTATCATATTGAAGTTTATGTTGCTTGGAAGAATGGTGTTGCTCTTTATGACGAGAAGTGGTACTCTACAAAAGAACCACTTAAGTTTAAAAAGAAAGACAATCTTTTAAAAAGGAAAACCTATAAATTCTTCCGATTAATATCGATGGATTATGCTCCTGAAGACTATTTAATAAGAAATGGTTACTATGAAAATAGATAAATATTTAATTGGTGCTCTTCTTATTATAGCTTCATTCCTCATTGGATACGCTCTGGATAAACCCAATTGTGAGGTTGTACCTTCCACTCCTGTAAATATTGTCAAAGATTCTATAATCCGAGAAATAATTACTAAGGAGAATGAAGTTATAAAATGGAAGATAAAGAATGTTGAAAGACATTATGATAAAGAGGTATCTACTATTCTGTCTAATACTGATAGTGCCAATTTTATCTATTTCTCAGACTACATCCGACAGTATCAAAATATCAACAGAACAACTGAGAACAACTAATCTGATATTTGCAGAACATGCAAAGTTATCAAGTGAAAATATTCTTCTTAAATCCCAAATTGTTAATCTTGAAAAGATTGATAGTATTTGTAATCATACCGATTCTATAAGAAGAGAACAAATCTTTGAGTATGAAAAGGTAGTACAACAAAAGGATAAACAAATCGAAAAGGTAAAAAAGTTGTCATCATTTAAAGATTATGTAATAGGAGGACTAAGTATATTAGCTATATGCCTGTTATTGTAAGCTTTAAAGATAAGGATGGATTTCGTTACAAACATCCTGAACGTAGTTGTAAACACTGCACAAAATATCCATGTCTGCCAAAAATGAGTTTACTCTTTGGAGATTTTGCTGCATATGGTTGCACTATGTATGAAGATGATAATACCTTTGAAGTATGACTGAGATTACATATCACGTTGAAGTTGTTGGAAGTTATAATGAAGGTCTCGGTTATATATGGCATATATTCCGAAATCTTGAACCTATGGAACCAGATACACAATATATTGCTTGTGTAGAATTTCCAAACTGGAGAAAAGATACTTTTAATCCTTTGGATAAAGGGTATCTAACTGTCAAATATGTAGAACAAGGAATTGATAAGTGGTTTGATGGAAAAAATCTCATTCCATATAATTATGATAATGTGGTTTTCTTGAAATTTAAACATGAACAACCCATGCAAGTTGTGGAAGAGATTATTTTAGATTAAAACATTAAAAGATAATAACTATGACGTAAAAAGAGAAAAACAATTTATGGCTAATATTTTAGGCGAAAAGTTAAAGGAGAAGTTAGCTGAAAAAGCAAACGACATTACTACTTATGTATGGAAAGGACCAAAGGTTAATGGAGTACAAGAGGAGAAAAGACTTGTTGATGCTTCATTTGAGGAACTTCAGAAATATTATGAGCATTGTGAGCAAATGCTTTATAATACTGATTCCAAGTATCCTGGTCGTGTTACCTTACAAAAGATTGTTGATGATCAAATACAAAGATGTCGTGCAGAACTTCTTGTCAGATGGCTTCGTTCTGAGAAGCATTATACTAACACTAGTTGTTTAGAAGATTTGAGAAATATTATTCACAATAATCGTGAGGTTCTTAATAATGATACTATTAAGACAACTCCGATTAGTGATGTAATGAGTGGTCTTCCAATTGAATTCGAGAGAGTTCCAATTAGTTTAGTTATGGATGCTTGCTTAGATTCGCTTGGTCAATTCGATAATTCTCATTTGACTCTTAGCTTCATTGTTAAGATGGGCTTATGGTTTACTAACCAAGAGATGCAGAAGGATTTATATCGTAAAGACCCTGTGACTGGTAAAGCAATGAACCGTCTAGAGATCGTAAGTAAGGAACTTCGTTTGAATCCTTCTATAGTTCTTAAGGTTAGTGATACTGGACTCACTTATGCTGAGTTCCGTTCTATGTGTCGTCTTAAGAGAGATAAGTATGCTAATTTAACTAGCGACCAATTAAGACTATTGTCTAATAAAGTGTTGTATCGCTTCCAAGACCAGTGTTCTAAACAAGCACAACAATGGTTGGATAAGGAAGGTGAAATCAAAAAGGTCGCTGAATCTAAGGGCTGGGATGTTACCCGTGCCGTAGATGCGTGATTTATTTGAACCTATCTCTCGTGATGAGAGACAGGCAGAGTCAGTTCGAAAGTGGTTACAAGCAAAAGGCAGAGGAACTCTCGAGTGTTGCACTGGTTATGGCAAGACTCGTTGTGCTTTAAATATTATAAAGAAAGTACTAACTCGCTACCCTAATATTAGAATATGGGTGGTAGTCCCTACAGAGCTTTTAAAGAAGCAATGGGAGAAACAGATAGAAGAGAATCAATTGCAATTCAATGTAGAAGTATTTATTATAAATTCTGCAGCTAAAAATGGAGGTAATTGTGATTTTCTTATTATCGATGAAATACATACAGCAGGAGCAAATCTGCTGATTCAAGTATTTGAGACAATCAAATACAAGTTAATCCTCGGCCTTACTGCCACTTTTGAGAGATTAGACGAACGACATAAACTTATTGCTAAATATTGTCCTATTGTGGACACTGTAACACTCCAAGAAGCTCAATTAAATGGTTGGGTATCTAACTATAAAGAATATTTAGTATTGATTGATGTAGAAGATATTGGAGTTTACCAAGACTACAACAAACAATTTACAGAACACTTTGAATTTTTTAATTATGATTTCAATTTAGCAATGAGTATGTTAGGTCCGAAAGGTTTTCAAAAGAAGATTGAATATAGGGATGAGCTGTGTAAGGATAATCCCGATATGAAGTCCGAAATATTGAAAGCTATTACCTATCATGCAAATGGTTTTATTAGAGCCATTCAAAATCGAAAAAAGTTCGTCTATGAACATCCAGAAAAAATCCGATTAGCACAAGAGATTATTAAACATCGTCCTGATAGTAAAATTGTTACTTTTTCAGCAAATACTAAAATGGCTGAAGCTATCGGAGTGGGGTATGTCTATACAGGTAAAGAAGGAAAGAAAAAGAACCGCATAACTCTTCAGGAGTTTTCAGCAATGCCAAGTGGTGTTCTTAATACCTGTAAACTAGCAGAAGCTGGAATGGATATACCTGGATTATCTGTCGGAATAATGTTAGGAGTTAATTCCAGTGAGACAAAGGCACAACAAACAAGAGGACGTATCATAAGAAAGGAAGGTGATAAACAAGCTGAGTATTTTACCCTTGTAATTAATGATACAATAGAAAGTAAATGGTGGCAAAACTCTCATAAAAACGATACTAACATTATTAAAATTGATTCTGAAAATCTAATTAAGGTTCTTAACGGAGAACCTTATGAAACTTACACGAAAAAATTGAAAAATTATTCTTATCGTTTTTGAATTATGGAGACTTATTATACTAAAAAAGAATACAATGAGATGAAATCCATACTCAATCGCAAGCTCAAATCTGCTGAGAAAAAGCTGACAAATGTTGAGAAAGAAAATGATCTTTTGAAAACACAAATTAAAGGCTTAGAGCAGAAAATTCATGATCTCGAGTATCCGCTTGATGTAGTAGTAGAACTTGAAGAGGAGCCTGTTGAGGAGGAAACCCACGTAACCGAGGATTAAGAGTCATCGCGACCGAAACCTCTTCGGTGTATAGAGAGATTAGTTTTTAATCATTTAAATCTATACGCGTGAGGAATTTAGAAATTGAACAACAACTCATATTTTGTGAAAAATATGGTATTAATCCCAGTGAGTTGTTACTACTGGAAATTATTCTGCTAGCACAGGAAGATGATGATCCTGAGCTAGTCCAATTGTATTTTAAATCTCGTATGTGTGCTCGTGGAAGCACTATAGACTTGTTGCAAGGTTTGCAAGATGCGGGAGTTATACTTAAGACTTATAAGATTCCTAAAAAAGGACAAAAGTTTGACATATTCTCAGTACCTATTAATAAGAATTTAGTGAAAGATTTTCACAAGAGTTCTTTTGAAATGGGGGAAGAACTGTTTGAGAATTATCCACTCTCCACAGTTGTCAACGGTCTTGAGTATAAACTTAGAAGAATTAGCAAGAAGTTTAATTCTCTTGAAGATGCTTATAGAGCATATGGTAAAGCTATCAGGTGGAAACCTGAAGTCCATGATAGAGTGATTGAACTTATTAAACAAGGAAAAGAAAGTGGTTATCAGTTTACTAACCTCGGAGACTTTATAGTTGATAGGGATTGGTTAAATATGGAAGCTATTTCTAAAGATGGTATTATGATGAATTCTAATACTACTTTATTATGACAATTGCGGAAAAAATCCGTAATGAAGTAGATAGAGGTAGATTAGGTCTTAATCATGGTATTTCGATGGGATTACCTAAACTTGAGAGTGTTATTGATGGGGTCACTAAGGAAACTTATACTCTTATCATTAGTAATTCAGGTGCAGGTAAGACTTCTTTTGCCTTGTATGCGTATGTTTATAAACCAATAATGGAACATCTGGATGATGATGATTTTAGGGTACTTTATTTCTCTATGGAAATGAATGAAGTTAGTTTATATATTAAGCTACTTTCTATTTATATCTTTGAGACCTATGGTATAGAGTTATCTTATAAAGAAATCTTATCTAGAAAACGTGAATATATTTTATCTGATGAACACTATAATTTAGTGTTAGAATGTTTACCTTGGATAGATAAAGTTAGTCAGAAGTTGGAAATATATGATAAAGCTTTAAACGCTAAGAAAGCGTATGCGATTATTAAAACTCGCTTAGAAGCTATAGGTACGTTTGAAGAAACGGAAACCAGAATGATTTATCATCCCAATAATCCTAACTTAATCTATGTAATAGTTCTTGACCATATAGGTCTAATTAAACCAACTTCTGGTAACCTTAAGGCAGAGATTGATACGTTATCTGCGTATTTGGTAACCTTAAGAGAGAAGTGCTTTATTTCTCCTGTAGTAATACAGCAAGCTAATAGAGAACAAGGTAATATAGAACGATTCAAGCAAGGTAAAAGTGCATTTACTATTAATGATGCAAAAGATTCAGGTAATACTGTTCAAGACTGTAATGTGATGATTGCAATATATAATCCTTACAGAGATGGTTTAAAGACACACAAGAAGTATAATATTGAAATTCTACAATCTAATTTCCGAAGTATTATGGTACTGAAGAATAGATATGGTGATTGTGATGTAGAGATTGGTTGTAATTTCTTCGGAGCAATTAATATGTTTCACGAGTTGCCAAAGCCTGATGAAATATATGATTATCAACGTTATACAGATGCTAATTACCTATTAGAAAAAGAAGATGAAGTTATACAAGTAGATGAAGTATCAACTAATAACTTTGATTTTGTTTTATAATATGGCTGCAGAAACAATTGCACTTGTAGGAGAATCTGGTACTGGTAAAAGTACCGCTTTAAGAAATCTCAATCCAGAAGAAACTTTTATTATCTCAACTACTGGTAAACCACTTCCATTCCGTGCTTGGAAAAAGAAGTATACACCTATCACTAAAGATTCTGAAGGCAACTGGAAGGGTAACTATTATGTAAGTTCTAAATGGGACGCAATTATAAAGATACTCAAGATTGTAAATCTGAAGATGCCTCACATTAAGCAAGTAGTTATAGATGATTTCCAATATGTATTATCTTATGAGTTCGTAGATAGAGCAACTGAAGTTGGTTATACCAAATTTAGTGAGTTAGCTCAACATGCTATGGAAATTTTAAGATACTCAGAGCAAATGAGAGATGATTGTAAGATGATTTTCTTAACTCACTCTGAGAATGTTGGAGATGCTATGAATCCTAAGTATGTCATTAAGACTGTAGGAAAGCTTCTTGCAGAAAAAGTAACTTTGGAAGGTCTATTTACTTATATCTTCTTTACTAAGGTTACAGAAGGTGATGATGGTAAGATGCAATATAAGCTATTAACTAATAGTGATGGTACTTGTATTGCTAAGACTTCATTAGGTATGTTTGATGAAATGGAGATTGACAATGATTTGGCTGAGATTATTAAGGTTATTGATGCTTATAACGAAGGAGAATGAAATTAGACATTTTAATGCACTACGAAGTCAATGAGACTACAGGCGAGATAAAATTCATTGGTAAGGAAGAAATTACAGTTGACTCTGCTAGCACTAAAGCTAGCAAGTCATCTACCAAGAAAACCACAAGCAGTAAGGTAGATGAAAATCCAGAGCCTTTGATTACGCTTGAAGCTAACAAGTTAGTTTTAACTAAGGGAGCAGTCGATGCACTTAATCCGTGTGAGGACTGTCGTATAGACATCAAGTATAAGAAGAAGGACAAAAAACTCGTACCAGTGATTGGCACTGATGCAGCTTTCGGAACTAAAGCGGGTAACAAGCTAACTAAGACTAATACAGTAAGTTATCGTGGTGCAGCTAATGATAAGTTAGCAGCTTATGGTACAGTATTCAGACTTGAACCTACAGAAGAGGATGGTATCTTCTATCTAATAGGAGATAAAAATCCTAAAGAGCCAGAAGCTCCGGAAGAATTAGTAGATATAGAGTCCGAACTAGAAGTTCCTAGTTTAGAGGACTTAGAAAATGCAGATGACAAAGATTTAGAAAAATTTGATTTTAAATTATAATCATTATGGCATTTAATTTTGGTATTGACGACAAACCAGTTGTAAGAAACACTAGACAGCAATTAAAGCCTTGGAACATTTACGATGTAAAGTTCACAGGTTGCGAGATTCGCGAGTTTAACGGTAAGAAAGATCCTTCTGCCCACTATAAGGTGCTTGCTATTAACTTTGAGAATGAGGACGGAGTATTCTCTGTAACTAATTTCTTCCCAAAGGATGGTGATGATGTACGTCACTCTTATGATGGCAAGAATGGTGGAAAGGTAGAAATGCCCTCTAACTTCGAGACTCTCATGGCTATCGTAAAGCAAACTGCTATGGTTCTTAATCCGAAAGGATTTGAGGCTATGCAGGCTGCAAGTTCTAAGTTCAAAAGCTTTGACGATGTAGCTGCTGCTCTTATCAAGGTTACTGATAAGGTAAAGGGTACAGAGACTAAGCTTAAGCTGATTGGTCGCAATCGCGATGGTAAAGTCGTTGCCGAGATTCCTCGTATCCTTGGTATCAACAAAGAGGGGGAAGCCTTCGTAGCAGATAACTATATTGGTAGCAAGCTATTCTTCTCTGACTATGAGGAGGGTAAGAGAGCTGAGTATCTCGGAAGTAAGCCAACCGATATGGCTAAGAAGGATGATCTAGAAGAGATTGCAAGCGAGCAAGAAAATAATGACGACGAATTTGATTTAGCAAACCTTTAATAATTAATACTCCCTAGTAATGCTTGACTTTACTATTGAGCCTAAGATTACTAGGGAGTTCCTATTATCGAAGGCTAATCAAGAAACTTACATGTCTTACTACCTAGGTATACCAGTAAGAAAAGGGTTATTTACTAATCCTTTGCGAGCAGATAATCATGTTACTTGTTCGTTTTTTACTGGGAAATCTGGAACATTATATTTTAAGGATTTTGCTACTGGAGAATGTCTATCATTTGAAGGTGTAGTAATGAAAAAGTATGGTTGCAAATATTATGAAGCATTAAAAGTAATTGCAAGAGATTTTGGATATATCAAAGGAGAGCATAAGCCTAAAGTAATCCCAATACAGCCAAAGTTTGATGAAGAACGTCAGACTATTATTCAGGCCGAGATAAAAGAATATACTCCTGCCGAACTCAAATGGTGGAAAAGCTTTGGTATAACAAAATCTATTCTTAATAAATTTAGAGTTTATAGTTGTAAGACAATATTCTTAAATACGAGAATTATTGCTCAAAGTGCTCAGCATAGTCCGATTTATGGATATTATCTTGGTAAGAAAGATAACTTAGAGCAATGGAGAATATATTTCCCACAAAGGAAAGACTTTAGATTTTTAGGAAATGTTTCATCTAAAACCATTCAGGGTTTTAAGCAACTTCCCAAAACGGGTAAACTCTTAGTAATAACTAAATCTATGAAAGATGTAATGTGCTTGTATTCACTAGGTATAACAGCAATAGCTCCAAATAGTGAGACACAGTTTGTGGATGACAAGACTTTAGAAGGTCTTAAAGAACGCTTTGAGAATATTGTCTTATTATATGATAATGATTTAACAGGTGTTCGATTTGCTAATAAAATAAGAAAGCTACATCCAGAACTAAAGATAGCATTAATTCCGAGAAGCACAGGGTCTAAAGATATTAGTGATTATTATAGAGATCATGGTAGAGAGAAGACATTACAGTTTATTAGAGAATCTGCTAAAATATTACTAAATAAATATGAAAAAGTAGGTAAACACTAAAGTAACAGCTTTTTATAAGGACGGAACAACTAACACTTTTGAGACAATTGAAGCTGCCTCAGAAATGACCGGCTTATCTATAACATCAATTAAAGCGAGAGCAAATAGACCTGGTTCGGGTGCTAAGTCTAAGGATGGAATTACCTTTGAATGGGCTGACCCTGCAGTAAAACGCAGTAAGACAGCTTCTAAGAGTAAAAAGAAAGGTAATGCATTTGAACTTGAGGTTATACACAAGTTAAGAGACATTGGCTATTCCGGAACTGTATCCAGTAGGAGCCAGGATAAACGTGCAGATGCTAATAAAATTGACGTAGTAGATATGGATGGAGAATTGCCAGTAAATATCCAGTGTAAGTATACTCAAAATTTGCCAAATTATTTTGACATCAGAGATGCTTGTACTGATAAAGATAAGCCATTTTGTTTAATCTGGAAGAAAGCTGGGAAGGACGGTGAGCAAAGTAGAGGAACTGTTGCCGTTATTCCAGTTGAGTACTTTTATCAATTATTGTCGAAATGAACACTTATTTATTACCCGTCGTTGATGACGATTATAACCCTTTCATCATGAAAGTTATAGCTAAAGGTTATAATGAAGCTAAAGATAAGTTTATCAAGAAATTCTATGAGGACTTTGAATGGGATTATTCCGATGATTGGGATGATCTAATAAAACAAGCTATTAATCGTGATTGGAATATAGGGGAGATAAGTGACAAAGATGACTTTTAAATGAGAATCGCATTAGATATTGACGATGTCCTCGCACGCTTTATGCAGGCTTACTGTGATAGGTTTAAAACAGATAAGTATCCAAAGCGGCTAGAATCTAAGATAATAACCAGAAATGTGCAAAGAAAGTTGCAATACGACAGAAATTTCTGGTTGTCCCTCGAAGTAAAACACAGGCCAAACTTTGTACCTGAACTATATTGTACGAAAAGAGTAAATCCTAAGGATTATACTAAGAAGTGGCTGGAAATAAATGGTTTTCCTAAAAGACCAGTCTATCAAATGTTTTATCAGAAAGGAAACAAAGCCACGATGATTAAAGGTCGTTGCGATGTCCTAATTGACGATAGTGTTTCCAATGTTCTGAAAGCAATGGAGTCTGGTCTTCCAGCTATTTTAATGGATGATGATTACAATCAATATTCCGATTATCCGTACAGAATACATAGTTTAGATATAGAAGAAATAACCCGTGTTTATGAAGACTTAATCAATAATGAATTTAAAGGAAATTAAGCTTGAACCGTTATTGGATACTCTGACACTTACTAAGATACCTGATGAAATATATTTCTCAGAAAAATATAGTAAGTATGTTAGTAACTCCAGACTCGGTAAACTAAATCCTAAACAGGGAGGTTCTCCCGAACAATTCTTTGCTCCATTCGTTCCGAGTGGTTACTCAGCAGCTCTCGAGATGGGAAGTGCTGTGCATGAATTGACACTGCAACCAGAATTTTTTGAATTGGCTAATGATTTAGGAAAGCCCACAGCTAAGCTTGGTGCAATGGCAGATGAATTATATCCAGTATTTGTAAAAGGTGATGTAACACCGGAAGATGTTATAGAAGCCTCTAACAAAGTAGATTATTATAAAGGTAAGATGACTAAAGACCTTATTAATAAGGTGCTGACTTCTTGTACACCATATTGGAAGAAGAGATCTTCTACAGAGTTAAGCCTTGAGCGAGACAAAGAGCTCATTCACATGGACACACGTTCTATGGAAGTTGTTAAATCTTGTGTAGAAGCTTTAAAGAATAATACCCAGGTACAAAGACTCCTTCATCCCGAGGGTTTGATTGAACAACCAATAATTGCTAATGAGCAAGCAATTCTGATGGATGTAAAGGCAACCTGTCCCAATGGTAAAGAGTTTATCTTACATTTAAAATCTAAACTGGATAACTATACTATTGACACTGAAAACAATACAATAATAGTAAATGATGTAAAAACTATTGGCAAAATCTTATCCGAATTTGACAATAATATCGCTAAGTTTCACTATAGTAGAGAAATGGCAATGTATCTTTACTTATTAAAGTTGTGTTCTAAGAAGTTTCATGGTATTGAAAATCCGAAAATCCAGGCTAATTATTTAGTCGTTTCGACTATTCCAAATTTCTATACAAAAGTTCAACCTGTAACCTATGGACAAATAGTTCAAGGCTTTAAAGAGTTTCAAACTCTTTTGAAGTATGTAGCCTATCAAATAGGTTATCATGATTATAGTTTGGATGAACGACCTGGAAAATATCAGCTTTGAAAAATTGTTAAGAATATATCAAAAGTATTTCTCCTTAAACTATATAAATAGTAATACAGATAATAAACTTGCTTTAATAGCACTTGTCTGTTTTTTAACTAATGAATTGCGAAAGAAAGACAGGAATATTTCTTGTTATGATGTTTTACTAAAACTCGGAAAAGATTTCCCTGATGTAGACAAAAATACTTTTCTCAAGTCATTAGCTTGTGTCTGTCAAGACATAATGTATGGTTGTAAGGAGTTTAATACTTTTGGAGTTGAGCGCAAGGACGTTCCAGCAACTATCAAAAAATTGCTGAATAAATATGTGCCTTTTTAACAATTTTTAATAAATAGATTTTAACATATTTTTAGATGTATGTATTTTGGGTCGTCACTTTTTGATAGTATGATTGAATACATCAGTGATGAAACAGATGCTATAAACGATGTAGATGATATGTCAAATGAATATGTTTTAAATTTTATTTAAATTATGTCAACAACGATTTTAAATTTCAAGAAGGTTGAAGTAGTAGCCGAGAGCAAAGAAGCAGCAAAAGCACAGATTGAAGAGTCTTTATTCCACATTCAAGGTGATGCTACACAGGCATTTAAGAATTGGGAAGAGAAACAAAACGGTATCGTAACTGACCGTGACCGTAAAGAGTTTATGTTAGATTATCTTGCTAAGAAATCAAAGAACTGCCCTGGTGCTGGTTTCATGATTACAGTTGAGAGTGCAGTTAAAGATTCTCGTGAGCGTCCTTATAAGATTGACGACATCAAGAACGAGGAAGGCAAGAGAAAGACTAAGAGACAGTATAAGTGGTATGATAAAGCCACAAAAGCTGTGGTATGTTCAGTAGATACTAATAAAACAGATGCTAAGAATGCAATTAAGGAGCTCTATAAGAGCGGTGAGTACAAAGGCGATGCCGAGTTAGTAATCACTTATGATGTGGTAGAAGGACAAGCAGTTGTTGCAACAGCTAAGTACACCCCATCTAAGAATACTAAGAATGGTAAGTATATCGCTTTCGGAATTGAGGCTTAATTCTTCAGCATATATTCGTTGGGGAGTTCGGTAGTGATACCGGGCTCCCTTATTTTTTTATTCGTCTAATTTGATAACTAAAACTCCGAGAGGAGAGTAATGTTCAAATGAATTTTCCCGAAATATCGACACATGAGGTATTTAAAAATATACCTACAGGTAGCGTCGAAGCTATGTCAGATTTTATGTGGAGCGATGCTCTATGGCATTTAGGTAATTGTAAAATTGACCTAAAACAAAAGATTGGCAAAGGTTTTATCGACGTGAAACTTAGATATTACAATGATTTGGGAGATAAATATGTATGGTTATTAGGAGAGTACAAGAAAGAAGATTGTCAGGAGATGCAAGCTATTGCTCAGCTCCTAATGTACCTTGGAAATTTCTTCTATGATACAAATATAGAAGGAATAGATAATTTAGCTGGAATATTTGTCGCATCAGGTGACCATTTCCGACTAATAAAGAGAGAAAATTTGCTTGGAATTATGGAAAAGTTTGAATATATTTGGAGGAAGCACTTTCGAGTGAGTCCTTGTTCAGCTTATGAAGAGCCTGAAATTAGACAATTCGTTAAAGATAATTCCAGTGAACTACTAGAGGGTAGTTTATTAGCAGAAAGATTCGGTAAAAATATAAGATTAGACGAAGTAATTAAAAGTATTTATGAAGCATGGAACTTACAGTAGACCAACTATTACAAGGTAAAGCTACTAAGATAAAGGAGAAAGAGTTCTTCACTACTAAGGCTTATGTTGAGCCTTTCTTTGATAGAATGTCAAAGTATACGGATGAATTTATTATTAATGTGAAGCCTGCTGATCAAATTTCTCTGACTGCAAACGGAGAAGTAAACTTTGAAGATATTGTATATAACAGAGTTTGGGTGCAGGCTGTTTTGCCCGATGAATATGCATATGAAAATCATAAGAGAGTAATGAGCATGATTTATGCTCTAGATACTCGCAAGCCAGTAGTTAAGATGTATACAGGAGCATTAAATATGGCTTGTTTAAACTTATGTGTGTTTAATCCTGATGCCTTAGACGTAGCAGAACTTGAGCCAGAAACTGCAATTAATTTTAGCCCAGTGAACATTCTTATGGGAATGACAGACACTATTAAGGTAACACTTGAAAAGATGTCTAAGAAAATCTATACCAGAGATAGTATTTATGAAGAATTAGGTCTTTGGATAGACAGAAGTATTACTTCTAAATTTAATAATGGTTTTGGTACAATTAAGATTGCAGAGTCAGGTCCAATTAATGTATATAAGAGTCTTTTCTATGATGAAGAGTCTAGTTATTACACTAAAGGAGAAGAGGTTGATGGATTTACAGTCTATAATGCCTTTACTGACCTAATTACTCAAGATAAGAAAGATCTTGTCAATAAGTTTGAGAAGACTCTTCTTATTAAAGACATTATGGATATTTAATGCCACGAAGACTTACTACTGAAGAGTTTATCGAAAAAGCACGAGCCGTTCATGGAGATATATATGATTATTCTAAGGTTGAATATATAAATAATCAAACTAAAGTTTGCATAATATGTCCTATTCATGGAGAGTTCTGGCAAACACCTGGTAATCATTTACACGGTTATGGGTGTAATCAATGTGCTATAGAAAAACGTAAGACTTCTTCTACAGGAAAACGTTCTACTACAGAAGAATTTATTAGGAAAGCTATAGAAATTCATGGTAACAAATATGATTATTCTAAAGTAAATTATATAAATAGAAAAACCAATGTTTGTATAATATGTCCAGAACATGGGGAATTTTGGCAACAACCTTCTCATCATTTACAAGGGTCTATTTGTCCTAAGTGTGCAGATTTAGGTAGAAAAGAAAAATTAACACTTACTAACGATGATGTCATTGAAAGACTTCAGAAAGTTAGGGGAGATAGGTATGATTATTCTAAAGTAAAGTATACTGGATGGAATGATCCTATTGTAATTACATGTAAAGAACATGGAGATTTTGTTACGACAGCTTCAAATGCTTTAGACCGTAGAACTATTGAAATTTGTCCATATTGTTGCGATACTGCTCATATTATAAATACAGAGCATTTTATATTCAGAGCTAGACAAGTTCACGGTAATACATATGATTACTCTAAAGTTAAATATGGTAAAACTAATGAAGATAAGGTATGTATAGTTTGTTCAAAACATGGAGAGTTTTGGCAAGCACCAAATGACCATCTTCAAGGTAAAGGTTGTCCAAAATGTGGTTACGAAAAAAGTTTAAACATATCTATTTCCAAAGGAGAAATTGAAGTTATGAATATACTTAATAAACATAATATTGAGTATATGACACAAATTCCAATAAAATCCTCAATTAATTATACAGGATGGATGTATATAGACTTTTATATACCTTCCATGAATACCATTATAGAATATAATGGGCAACAACATTATACTGCTATTAAAGGTATGGGCGGAGAATTAAGATTTGAAAAACAACAGGCTCGTGATGAAGAACTTCGCCAATATTGTAAAGATAATAATATTAAACTTATTGAAATAAGGTATGACGAAGATGTTTGGGAAAAACTCAACAATGAAATCATATGCAAGTAATTAAGCGAGACGGAACAAGAGAACAATTTAACAAGCATAAGATTTATGAAGCAATCGGAAAAGCATTCGATGCTCTCAATTGGAAGATTTCTCCGAATGCTATTAACAATGTTGTGGATGCGGTTCCTGTATGGGACGGTATTACGATCGAAGAGATTCAGGATTCTGTTATTGAAACCCTCCGCGATTTTGACTATGATAAAGTGGCGGACTGCTATGCGGCTTATAGGGGTGAACAATCACGCTTGAGAGAAATTGAGAAGAAAATCAATTATCAAGACGAATACATGAATAGCGGTGAAAACGCTGCTACCTCTTCGGAAACTGATGGCAATGCTAATGTTATTAGTAAGAATGTTGCTACTTTAGAAAGTGAGGATAGAAAGCGTGAGAATAGAGATATTCAGCGTTATCGTATGAAACATCAGCTTAAAAGAATGTATCCAGAGATTGCAAGTCAATATAGACGAGATTTGGAGCATCATATTATCTATACTCATGATGAAGCATCAACTTCGGTTCTAAAGCAATATTGTATGGCAGCATCTTTATATCCTCTTATGTTGGAAGGTGTAGGAAATATTGATGGTGTAACTCCTGGTCCTCCTAATGATTTACAATCGTTTAGTGGTCAAGTTACTAATTTAGTATTCTTATTGTCATCACAATGTAAGGGAGCTGTTGCTCTTGGAGGATATTTTATTGCTCTTAACTATTATATAATAGAAGAGTTTGGAAATAATTGGTATAACAAGTTAAACTGCATAGCTACAAGTGAACACTGTAAAATTCAGAGAACTATTGGTGATTCTATTAAGAAAGCTTTTAAACAGTTTGTGTGGGGTATTAATCAGCCTGCTGGTAATAGGAGTTATCAATCTCCTTTTACTAATGTTAGTTATTATGATCATACCTATTTCAATTCTCTGTTTGCTGATTTTTATTATCCTGATGGTACACAACCTGAATGGAAAGCTATTGACACATTACAGCGGATGTTTATGCGATGGTTTAACAATCTACGCTTGAAACAAGTACTTACTTTCCCAGTTGAAACATTTGCTATGGTTTATGACCCCGAAACTATGGACATTATAGATAAGGATTATAAAGACTTCTGTGCAGAAATGTATAGTGAAGGACATTCTTTCTTTACTTATATTTCCGATTCTGCAGATAGTTTAGCAAGTTGTTGCAGACTTAGAAATGCTCTTGACAAGAATACATTTAATCCTACTTCTGGTTTAACTGGAATTAAGACTGGTTCTTGTAATGTTATTACTCTTAATATGAATAGAATTGTTCAAGATTGGTATGCTCTTGATGAGCCAGATCCAAATATTGAATATGATGTTCAAGGAGCAATGCATTCTCCTGCTGATCGTATTAATACGATGTGGATAGGTAATAAAGAAGAGGCATTCAGACTCTTGAAAGCTTATTTAATAAGAATTCTTGAAAGAGTTTATAAGTATCATATTGCATATAAGACAATGCTTTATGATTGGGAAGACAAGAAAATGTTTGCATCTTCTAATGGTGGATATATCAATATTAAGAATTTATATTCTACTGTTGGTATAAATGGTCTTAATGAAGCTGCCGAGTTCTTAGGATTCAAAGTTTCTAATAATAAGGAATATATTGAGTTCTTACAATTAATTCTAGGAACTATTAAGGAGCAAAACTCTTTACATTCTATTCATGATGCTAAGAGACCTTTCCTATTTAATAGTGAGGTTGTTCCTGCTGAAGGATTAGGTGGAAAGAATTATAGATGGGATAAAGAAGATGGGTATTGGGTTCCAGAAGATAGAAACTTATATAATTCTTATTTCTATAATGCTCACGACAATACTCCAGTATTAGATAAGTTTATTTTACATGGAAGACAAACTTATCAGTATACTGATGGCGGTTCGGCTCTTCACTGTAACTTAGAAGAACATCTTACTAAGGATCAATATCTAAAACTGATAGACTTTGCTATTAAGGAAGGAACAAGTTATTTTACTTTCAATATTCCGAATAGTAAATGTGAAGATTGTGGACATATTGTAAAAGCTCCAATTAAAGAATGTCCTAAATGTGGTAGCAAACATATAACTTGGTATACCAGAATTATCGGTTATCTGAGACCTTTAACTTCTTTCGGTAAGGACAGAAGAATAGAGGCAGATAAGAGAACTTATTCAAAAGAAATATGCTAAAATATTATACAGCAGACGTAACTTTTACTGATATTCCAGGGGAAATAACCCTGGAATTCGGTATTAGTAATTGCCCGTTTAGGTGTGAGGGATGTCATAGTCCTTTCTTACAATCTGATATAGGTAAGCCTCTTTCTTATGAAGTAATAGTTAAATATTTAAAAGATTATTATCCAGCTGTTTCTTGTTTATTAATTAGTGGAGGAGATTTCGACCCCAAAGCAGTACAAGTATTATTAAAGATTATTAAACATGATTATCCGTATTTAAAGACAGCTTGGTTTTCTGGAAGAGATAGATTACCTGAGAATATAGATTTAGAAGCTTTTGATTATATCAAAATAGGCCCATATAAGAAAGATTTAGGTGGTCTAGATAGTCCAACAACTAATCAGAAACTATATCAAATATCTAGTACTGGAAAGTTGTTTGATATTACTAACAAGTATTGGAAATGATTTTAAATGTTGTATTTAAAGATTCTCATGAACCAATTATTAAGGAACTGAGAGAACTATTAGAGAATTATCCTTTAGTAGAACTCAGAGAACTTAATGAAGAATCTTATTTAACAAAGAAAAATGCGCTTAAACTGAAATATCATTATGGTACACAAATATCACCATTTGCTAACCTTACCGATAATGAGAAAAATCATGTTGAAGCGTTCTATTCCGAGAATAAAACATTTAATTTAGATTACATCAAGGCAGTATTAGATCACTGGGTACTTTATAATCCTATTGAAGATGGACACAGCGGAACTGAAGAAGAGACGGGAAGAGCTTGAGAAATATTATCAAGACCTTTATAGTCAAGATAGTGACCTTATCAAAAAAGAAGCATTGAAATATGCAGAAGGAGATATGCAGCGTGCTAAAGATTTTATAGCAGGTTATATGATGTCTATTAAGCAGCCACATACTCGAATGATTAGACTTATAAATATGTATACTTTGGATTACATTCCATATTACGTAAAACATACAAATCCCAAAAATATGGTCACTAAAATCAGAGGGATATTCCGAGATAAATTATATCCAGATGGATTATTTGATCTTAAAGACCCTTCTAAACGAATAGAAGATGAAGTACGTAAGAATAAGAATACAGAAGCTAGCGGAACTGCTGAGGGATTCGATAATACTGAATGCCCTGAATAACGGTGGTGTAGACAATTGGGAGTGGTATGGTGATTGTTTCACATCGAAAATAGATGACGAATTAGACTTAGATGATGAAGACCTTGTTAAATTAGAAGGCTTTATTATTCAAGACACTGATGATTTGTTTAGGTGAAAATTTTAATTATACCTGATGTGCACGGTAGAAGCTTCTGGATAGAGCCTTGTTCACATATTGATGAGTTTGATAAAGTAATCTTCTTAGGAGATTATCATGATCCTTATTCTTTTGAGGTAAGTCAAGACACTTCTCGCCATAGACTACGTGATGAGCTAGTACCATTTGTTATTGAACATCAAGATAAAGTGGTATGTTTATTTGGAAATCACGATGGTAACTATTTAGTAGGAGATATGGCAGATAGAGTTGACTCCTTTCATAGGAAGGAAATAGAAGGTTACATGAAGAAAATGAATATCAAGCTTATTCATAGAGAAGGTAAATATTTATTTTCTCATTCAGGAGTATTACCAATCTGGTTAGAAACTAATGGACTTTCTCTAGAAGATTTAGAGAACTTACCATTAGAGCATCCAGCACTTATGCAAGTTTCTCCATATAGAGGAGGTTGGAATGAAGCTGGAAGTTGTGTTTGGGGTGATGTACGTGAGTATGCTAACTCTAAACATATACCAGATATCTTTCAGATTTTCGGACATACTCAATTAAGAGAGAATGCAATAATTATGGAAGATTGGGCTTGTTTAGATTGTAGGCAAGCTTTTACACTTATTGACGATGTATTAAGACCATATGAAGAGAAAGTTCAGTAATATCGTATGTATTTATACTGATGATAAGAATTATGTTCCAGCAAGATTTAATTGTCCAGATTTAGTAATAGACGATGTAGTCTTAAATTTAACTACAAATCAAGAAGACAATTTTAATAAGATTGCTGAAATGGTTGTGGATTATGCATTTGCATTATTCTGTAGCAAGGCTGACTTAAAAACTTTCCCAAATATTTCTCAACAATTTAAGAGAAGTAATTGGAGACTCTTAGATTTTGTAGATTCTACTAAGGAGTTAACTGCTCCTAAGCCTCAACAGATTGTAACTTCTGCAGGTCCTTCTACTGTCGGAGCTCCTACTGCAGAAGCTGAACCTAAAAAGTCAACTAAGAAATGATTGTTAAAGTAATTAACACAAGCAAAAACGCTCTACCAGAGTATGCAACCAAGATGAGTGCAGGATTTGATTTAAGAGCAAATCTTGCAGACTCTGTAACTTTAAAAGCCGGAGATAGAATGTTAATTGGTACAGGACTATTTATTGCTTTACCTCCTGGATATGAAGCACAAGTCCGTCCACGTAGCGGTCTTGCATTAAAGAAAGGAATCACAGTTCTTAATGCTCCAGGTACAGTAGATGCAGACTATCGTGGTGAAGTAGGAGTTATTCTTTATAATGCAAGTAAAGAAGACTTTGTTATTGAGCCAGGTGAGCGTATTGCACAGATGGTAATTGCTAAATATGAGCAAATTGAGTGGCAAGAAGTTGACACTTTAGATGAAACCGAACGTGGTGACGGTGGATTCGGTCATAGTGGAGTAAAATGACCCTTGAAGACATAAAAGAAGAATATAAGCAACAATTTGCAGAGAATGATTGCAAGTATATTGTTCTCAAAGTAGACGACCTAATGGATTCCATAAATAGTTGGAATCATTGGGAAGCCTTACAATACATTCTCGAACTCTACAATAGATATAGAGAATCTAAAGGTAAAGGCATTAATAAATATTTTGTTGCTAACCGAGATGATTTTCCAAAAATAAAGAATGGAGAGGAGTATGTTGCTTCTCTCCGTTATCTTCACAATAATTTATTATGATTACATTCGAAAAATTTAAAGACATTATTGTCAAGTATATTAGCTTCCGCAAAGTAGAAGATAAGTTATACGAAATGGG